CATATCCTTCAGGTGGTAGATATCTATTAATAACTTCAGCATTATCAATAAAAGGTTGATTTAATAAATCAATTCTTTGAGTTTGTAAACTATATTGTTCAGGAGGGCCAAGAGGATTATTTTCAATACCCGCACCACCAGGAACACTTACATCGTCAACAGCTAACGCCCCATCAAAAAATTGACCTGATGGACCGTAGGTATTCATTCTTGTGTTATATGAAGGTTCTACAAATAATTCTTGACTAACACTTTCAGAATCTGTTGGTGTATTATCCTGTAACTTTATAGGGTAATTTTGTAATCCTTGTGTTGACGTAAAACTCCCTTGAACTGTATAAGGTGGCAGATTTTTCGCAATTAGTTTTTTTCTAAACTGTTCGGAGTTATTAAAAGATAGAAATTCTTCAGCCATCTATTGGTTTTTCTATAAATAGAATGGAATAGATTTTTTATTAAGTGGTTAGACCATAATCTGTAGTCACTGTTGCAATTTTATCAGTAATAGTTCTAATCATATCATCATGATTAAGAGCTGTTAAAATCGCATTCTTAACTTGTAAATCGTTTGAGTTAGCGTTAATATCCAATGATATTTTAATTTCTTTTGGGTTTGTTTTAACATTTTCAGATTTATTTGATGTATTAAAGATAGACCCTCCACCACCAATTGATTGTAATAGAGCGTCTTGATTAACCGCCATCATCAGGTCACCTTTATCCAATGAAAACATTTGTCCATTAGCATTAATTGCCACATCTTTTTTAACTTCTGTTTCTTTAGGTTCTGATTCGGGTAGTTTAAGTTGGAATGTTTGCTTAACCCATCCTGTAATTAACCCCCCACCAACGGTAACAGTAGAATAAAATTCTTGTAGTTTTTTACCCGCAGTGTCCAAATCAATCCC